TTCAGAACATTGTCAATACGACCCTTCAAACATTCAATGGATGTGTGGAGATGAATCTGAAATAACTAAGAATTTAAATATGACACCTGACGATTTCGGTTAAATTTTATTGCTATGCCCTACATTTCAGAGAAAATCCCGATTGCTGGTACCCAGTACGACAGACGGAGAAAACTTACCGAAGACCAAAAGCAATATATCAAATGGCTTCGTGAGGAAGAGCAAATGAGCTACAACCAATTAGCTAAAATGTTCAATGTGTCAAAAAGGTTGATAATATTTATTTGTCGGCCAGAAACAAAAATTAAAAATGAGGAACAATTAAAGCAACGTAAATCTGAAGGAAGATATAAATATACCAAAGAAGAATGGGCTGCAACACTCCGAGAACACCGAAGATATAAACAACAATTAAAGATTGAGGGTAAAATATGAAAAACTTTAAAACCTATGTAGAAGACTGGTTTCACAGTTGGTTGGAAGAACATGAAGAACAAGACGATTTCTTTCAGGAAGTTTTCTATGCAATGGGGTACACTCTTGAAGAACTGGGAGAAGACAATCATTTGGATTTTCTGTTGGACCTATCAGCTGATGATATATATGATAAGCTCCTTACTATTCATAAAATAGTAGATGACCAGCCGGATTTGCTAAAATTTTTAGTAGAAATGTTCAAACAAGCAGTTCCTGATAAAGAAAAGGAATTTGTTGATGAGTTTGTAGAAGATATGGCTGAACATTCAGAAAGCTATAATTCACCATTAGGGTTCTTCCAAGATTTAACACATGGCTGTCAATCTGGTTTGATAGGAATGTTGATTTATAATTCCGATTGTCAAAAGATTTATGGGAAATATGCCAATGATATGGAAACTTTCAAAGAAGAAATAGAGCAAGAATTGGGGGTTCCAATACACAATAAATCTGGGGCACCACATTACACTTTCGTATGTTGGTTTTGTTATGAAGAGCTAGGATTTCAGATTGCACGTAATTTATTTGAAGACGAATTTTAGAACTATGGAAAATACAAAGAAAATTAGTTATTCCAACTTTCAAAGTATGATTGATGGAATTAAGAAACAAGAATATTTGGAAGTCAAGTTAGCAGTTGAAGCACATGATGGGCATTATTGTTGGGATGTTACAACAGATGATGGATGTCCAATTATCGCGGTTAATGTGAATGGTTTTGCCCCTAATCCAATGGATGTTTGCATATCAAAGGTGGCCATTGTTAATGATGAACTTGTAGTTGAAGGTGTAGATAAAGAATATGGCAATCCTGTAAACTTTAAACCTGAAGATGTATTTGCTGGTCATTTGTCCTTTATCATAGATTATCTTCCAGCGACAGAATCTGTAACTAATGTCTCTCAGAAATGTTCGACAAACGTGTTGTTTGGAGAAGAAGCAATCAAAGCGTATAACGAAGACCGTTGGGAGGAATTTGTTGAATCACACGAAGGATATAATCATATTACAAGAACTTTTGAAACAGAAATTGAAAGGCAAGCTTATTATTCTGGAATTATTGATTGTAATGGCTGGGATGATTATGCTTTTCTTGACCCAGATGAATTATTGGATGATGAAAATTTGGAAGAATTATGAAAACAATAGAATATTGGCGACATCCCACAAAGGCTGAAATCAAAGCTGGATATGGTGCTGTACATTGGTTGACAGTGGACATTGAAAAAGTTAAAAAGCCTGATGGCTCATTAAAGAAATGGTTTATTCACACGGATGGTTTGCGATATAATCATCCTTAATTTTTGTCCTTATGTTTATAGATGAATTAACACAAAACAAGATTCATGCCAACTTGGATGAATCCATTATTCATGGAACTTTGCGTAATTGTGATATTATTCCAGCTTTATGCAAAGTGATTAAAGATACACCGGAGTATTTACAATTGTTAGCTTCACCTGGCAGCACTATTCATTTTGCATTGAGCAGAATTGATGACAATTCCGATGATTGGTGGAATTCAGAAGAAGCCACTGATTTATGTCAGGAATTATTTGAAGTCTGTGACCAGTATGCTCCTGAAGGATATTATTTTGGTGCTCATCCTGGTGATGGAAGTGATTTTGGATATTGGAAAACAGACTATTAATTGTCTTCTCTATATTTTCTTTTGGGCTGTTCTGATGTAATAATCAGTGCAGCCCTTTTTGTTAAATAAAGGTTAAAAGTGGACAACTATTCACACCTTAAAAATTCATTTGACTATTCATATAAAACAGTAATAATATGCGTACATGCTTTAGTTCTCATTCAGAAGTTGCTCATCTATGGGCACATCAAATACAAGACGAAGCCAGATATTCTGGTGGCAACTTTTATTTTCATGGTAATACCATATATTCGTATGGTTCGCATTTTCCATGTGGCACTATCGTAACCAATTTGGATGGTGAGCAAGCTTATATATTGAATTCAGATTCATATAGTACTACTACCGCTAAACATAAAGCAGAAGTATGGCACTCGTTACCAAGTTCTTGTACCTATTTCCAAACGTCTGGTTGTAAATCTCCTAAGTTAACACGTTCAGGTAAGTTCTTATATGGCTATTGGACAGCCATTCATGTAATTGTGGACCAACTTATGATTTTGTCGGGTTGGATAGAAAAACAGAAAAAAGCTCGTTCTCGTGATTATAGACGCGATATTGCTGATACTATTTCTGAAATTCAACAGTGGATTAAGTTTTGGGGGTTGAACAAGAAGCGTAAGTGGCAATTGCATGAATGGAACGATGAGCACCCTCAAATGTATTCTGATGTTTACACGTTGTTCAAGAAGAAAAACATTGCTTTGGAAATCCATACGCATTGTGAAATTTCTACTAACAAATGCTTAACCAGTGTACATTTGTTTAATTTGCTTTGTTCTACAGGGTGTATTGATTTGGTAAATGACGCAGTTCGTATTGACGATGTAGATAACTTACTGACTACCTTTTGGGGAGAAGATGCAGCCAAGGACCTGGAAAACAAACTAAAAAAATGCGCATCACTGGAACGTCAACGTGTTCGTAAGCAAGCCAAAGATAAGATTAAACGTGATAAAGACCGTTTGGAAAAATGGCATGAGCATGATCGTGATGTTTATAGTTGGCACCCTTCTTATGAATTTGAAAAAGCGATGGGGTGGCATACAGCTTTGCGTATTGATAAAGATAGTATCGCCACAAGTAAAGGTGTTAATATATCGTTTGCTGAAGCTAAACGTCTTTGGGGATTGATCCAAGCGTTTCATAATGGCACACCTTTCAGACATGATTTGGCATTAAGCCTTAGTGGGACATCATGGAAGTTGAACAGCTATGAAAACGATGTGTTGACTGCCGGATGTCACAAAATTCCATATAGTGAATGTGAACGTATAGCTAACTTAATGAATTGGTAACATGCCATATAAGATAGAAGACATCAAATTGGCTGGTACTAAATTCGATGCACGTGCCAAACTTACAGAAGACCAAAGACAAGCAATTAGAGTGTTGTCACGTGAAGGTTACAGCCAGAGAAAACTGGCAGCTATGTTCAATGTTAGTAAACGTTTGATTCAATCCATCATAACCCCTCCAGTTCGTAAACCGCCTAAAAAACGAACTAAAGAATATTGGAGCACAATCAAACAGCGTTACAGAGAACGTAAAAAGGATTTGTATCAAAGTGGCAAAATCAAGTTTAACAAAAGTAATTCAAATAATCTCATTAAATAATTAATCGAACAATGAAAAATGTAGTAGAAGTGCAGAAATCCCAGCTGTATGCTATTTATAGAGCTGGCAGTGAAAATGTCAAGGAAATGATGAAGGATATGTTTCCAGATGTAATTGGTGCCTTAGCTATGGAACGCATTAAAACTTGGCAAGATGTTTGTGCAGAATTGGGTATCGAACAAGAAACTTGGAATCAAATGGTTACAGCTATGAAAACTGCTTGCCCCATGTCTGAAGGTGAAACAAAGTGTGCTGTAGCACACATGAAAGTGTTGATGTTGGCTAAAGCCCTCAATGATGGTTGGGAATTGACAAAAGAAGCAGAAGATAATTCTGAAGGGTATGGCATTTATTGGCTGAAACGTGATGGCGTTCGTGGTGAAGTTGATTTTCAAGCAAGCTCGGCTTGTGCGCCCGGTTGCGTGTACGCGAATCATTCGTTCGGGTACTCGCATTGGCACTTCGTGCCTCGGCTCTCCTTTAAAACACGAGAACTGGCAGAGTATGCAGTATTGCAATTCCCAGATATTTGGAGAGATTATTACAATAATTATGAACAGGTAAAGAATGAGGCGCAAACGTGTTAAAAAACATGTTACCGACATTAATTTTAATTCAGAATCTTTATCCGATGTAAGACTTTATATCAAATTATTTCTGAAATCAGTGCTGCCCCAGATTGGATTGAAATCTGGGGTGGACTTCTGGGTAACTAGCAATTATTTGAGAATTAGACATATTAAAAAAGTAACCGGTAAAATCATAATCATGCTGAAAGAAGCATTTCCTGTATTGAATTTCTATTGGGAAACGCCACGTGTTTTGGTATGGTTTTAAACTTTGGAACAATGAATATTACAGCATATAAAAATCAAGTGAAATCTATGTCCGATGTTGAACTTATTGGTCAACATACTGCAATAAGCGAATTGCGTGAAACATGTTGGGACAATTCCCAAGATTGTAATGGAACTGAAATGGAAAAGTGGTTGGCCGAATACGATGAAGCTAACGAACAACTGAAAGTGTTGGAAAACGAAATTTCTTTTAGACATCTTAAATACTGATATTATGGATAAATATGGTTATCTGACAATAGGTTCACAAATCTTAGCCGATTATTTGAATGATGGGCATAAGTATTTGGCACAAGTTTGTACTCCCACTCCAGATGTGATAAAAGATGATTCTTGTATTGAGGTAATCACGGTACCTACTGATTATGATGATGAGCCGGAGGAAAATATGAAGGATTATTCAGTACGTGCTGATCAGACAGCACCAGTATTGAAAGAATTCGACAAAGGATATTGGTGTGCTATCCAAAACGCAATTAATAATGGTGTAGGTGATGGCACAATCACGACAATGATTCGGTGTGCTGGGTTTAATTTCTGGGAATGTTACCATTTATTGAAAGATAGCAATTTTGAATCTGCACGTTTGACAGATATTATACGTACACTGTTCTGCCAGGTTCCTGTGCTAATATTATGGAATGGCAAAGGTTATCCGACCAAAGTTTTTACCCTATTTAAGGGCACGGAAAGAGAAGAGCACGTGGAAGTGGCCACCGTCTCTTTGGAAAAACAATTGATGAATAAGAACGGTGAATGCAAGAACGATAAAGCTGAATATATTGATAATCAAATCTTTTATTATATGGATGATGAAGAATTTCATTACCCAGATAAAGATATTATAGAAATACTGGAGGGTGTTTTGGCATGAAAATGTTGTATATAGATTTGTTTTGTGGTGCTGGCGGCACCTCTACTGGTGTGGAATCTGCAAAGTATAAAGATAGTCAATGCGCAAAGGTGATTGCGTGTGTTAATCATGATAAAAATGCAATTGCTAGTCATGCAGCTAATCATCCAGACGCTTTACATTTTACAGAGGATATTCGTACTTTGGAGCTTTCTCCATTGATTGCGCATATAAAGAAGTGGAAAACAAAAGAACCAAACTCACTTGTTGTACTTTGGGCCTCGTTGGAATGTACAAATTTCTCAAAAGCTAAAGGTGGACAGCCTCGTGATGCCGATAGCAGAACATTGGCTGAACATTTGTTCCGATACATTGAAGCTATTGACCCAGACTATATTCAGATTGAAAATGTGGAAGAATTTATGAGTTGGGGCGATTTGGATGAAAATGGTAAGCCTATTAGCAAAGATAAGGGAAATTCGTATTTAAGATGGTTGGGCAATGTAAAGTCGTATGGCTATCGTTTTGACCATCGAATATTGAATGCAGCCGACTATGGAGCCATTACTTCACGTAAAAGGTTCTTTGGAATATTTGCAAAAGGTGATTTACCAATTATTTTTCCAGCACCTACACACGCTAAAATACCAAGTAAAGATAAGAAGAAATGGGGTGCTGTTCGCTCTGCTTTGGATTTTGAAGATAAAGGTAAAAGCATGTTTGGACGTAAAAAACCACTCGTTGATGCTTCTTTAAGACGTATATATGCTGGATTAATCAAGTTTGTAGCTGGAGGCAAAGACGCGTTCTTAATCAAATATAATTCCATGAATCAAGCTGGAAGATATGTTGCACCAAGTATTGATGAACCATGTCCTACAGTTGCCACTCAAAATCGTTTGGGATTAGCTTCTGTGTGTTTCTTGTCTAAAGCATACAGTGGAGATCCAATGAGTAAAAATTCAAGTGTAGATGAACCGGCTGGCACCATTACTACAATCGACCATCATCAATTTATATCCGTACAGTATGGAAATGGATTCGTTAAATCTATTGATGAACCGGCACCAACTCTTACCACAAAGGATAGGTGCGCATTGATTAACCCTACATTTATCGTTAATCAATATTCTGGTGGTGGCCAACTTTCAGATTGTAACGACCCGTGTCCAGCAATTACCACAAACCCTAAACAAAATGTGGTAACATGTGAGATGCAAAGCGATTATTTCTTGATGAATCCCCAGTATTCTTCACCTGGAGGCTCAATTGATAATCCATGCTTTACTCTCATTGCACGTATGGATAAGATGTCTCCATATTTAATAGAAGCTACTCATAATGGAGCTTTGAACGATTTTATTACTCTTACTGATAAGGGGTTGGTATATCATATCTATGATACTGATACCGAACCCATGAAACAAATCAAGGAATTTATGGCCTTATACAATATTGTAGATATTAAAGTCAGAATGCTAAGAGTGGGAGAATTGAAGAAAATCATGGGCTTTCCAGAAGATTATGTATTGGTGGGAACCCAAGCTGAACAAAAGAAATACATAGGCAATGCGGTGGAAGTAAACATGGCACGTGTTTTATGTGAAGCATTATATAAAGGATTACTAACCTTGCAACGAAAGGTTGCATAAATCATTTTACTATGGCAAAAAGAATGACAAGAGAAATGGCAAACAAAGCAGCTCAACAATTAGCTAGCATTGTTTTTGATGAAAAGATTCAACAAGCGTTGGACAAAGAAAAAGAATTTGGGGATTATTTAGTAAAAACATACATTCCTCAACCTATTCAAGGGGTAATGAAAGAATATCGTTCTTGGTTTATGCACATGAACACAAGTGTGTCATGTATAGATGCTTCTCAACAGTCAAGACGTACACTCTATATTCAGACAAATATTTTGATGCACTATTATTTGCACTCTTTGTCTTTGTCTAACAAAGATTTTAAGAAAGCAGACCAATTACATCAAAATTATCTGAATTTAAACGATAAGCGTAACGCATATACAAATGAAGTTTCTGACGCTTTGATGCAATTAAAAAGCGAAGCACGTATCAAGGAACACTTTCCTGAAGCTTTGCCATATTTGAATTTCAGTGAATCAACGGCATTGATTCCACAATTTGAACACCTTCGTTCATTATTAAAACAATAAGATTATGGGAAAATCAAGATTTAAAGTAGGCGACAAAGTACGCGTTGTGTCCAATAAAATTCAATCTAATATGGTTGGGAAAGTTGGCCAAGTAAAGAAAGTATATCCTAGTTTTTCTGAAGAACTTGGGTATGAATTTCTTTATCGTGTAGAAGTGGCTGGAGTGGTATTAAAGGGAGTAGCTACTGATAATGACTTGGAACATGTGTAAGATATATGGTATCATAGCTTATTTGCTGGTTGTATTTGTGTGTTTTGTGTACAGTTGGTACGAAGCACTGAAGAAATGTACCACAATTGAGCATCGCATTTATGTGATGTGTAATGGAGCTGCCGGATTATTATTAGGTGCCGCTTCTGCTATAGTAACATATTTAAGCTTTTGATTTATGAATTGGGAATTGATTGGAGAAAGGAAGGATGGAAGTAAACAATACCGACATCTATTTAGGAAATTGTTGGCTGAAGAGGTTCAGAATGGAAAGTTGTTAGTGTACAATGATACAACCAACGCTTACCATCGCTATCCTAGGATTGTGACAAGAACTACATTTGAAAACTTATAAGCTATCAACGTATGGATTTAAAAGAAATTGTAAGTCGAAGTCAAAGTGACAGATACGATTATCCAGATATTTTCTCAGATGATTGTGGTCTGGATATTAAAATTCAAGATAGAGGTGGTTTACATGCAATTCCTTCTTGGGGCCACACTAAAAGCAATCAAATAAGATGTGCTACATTAGAAATTAGTACATTTAAAGGCATTAGTTGGAATGCTGTTCATTATTATGGCAGTATTTATGTGCAAGGGGTTAATATGGAATACGATTTAAATCCAGGCACAACTACCATGTGTGGTGATTGGGAGAAAAAGTACCCGTTATCTAAGTATCGGTATGAATTAATACTGACGCGTCCTATAACCCAAGAGGAAATAGATTTAGATAATGAGCTGGGTGATTATTTAGCTAGATTCAAATATCAGAATGTCGGCGACCTAACGACTTGTTGGGAATCTATTGAACAA